CAACCAGAGTGCAAAACCGCTTTGGTTGGTGTTTTCTTTGTCAAATTTATGGATTATTGTTTCATCATTTGTCATGCTTCCATCGAGCCAAAATCAGCCGTTGTCGGCCTTTGTCAAGGGTTGTCAGTTTGATATTACGTGTCCCCACTTCGATATTACGTGTCCCCTCACAATTTTAATGGATTATACCTTCTTCTGATTCCCCGAAAAACACATCGTTTCCGAAAACAAAAATTCTGATTCTTTTCAGCGTGCTTCTCTTTCTCCGCCCGTGGGCGGCGCAGGTTTTCGCTTGTTTCTTTTTCCCTGCGTGCTGTCAAAAATTTCTCCAGCCGCTGTTTTTCAGCGGCTTTTTCACGCTGGTAGTCCTGCTGCAGCGCGGCGGCCTTTTCCTTTGCCCAACCGGGCAGACGGTCCGGCTCGATGGCCCCCATTACGTCCGTGCGGCGGATATATGTATGCTCTCCGGTATATATGTTGATGCAGAATACCTTTGTACCGTGGACGCTGGCACGCGCGCCGTTGCCGCCCACGGCAAAATACAGCTGATGGGCCGCGTTCCAGTATTCCGGGCGCAGAACGCCGGGACGCATTACCCTGTGTCCGTCCACGATGTATTCTTCCTGTTCCATTTTCCTTTACCTCTCAAAAAAGGAAAAGCGGCCGGAATTCCCCAGCCGCTCGTCCTTTGGTTTTATTTTCGGGGCACAGGGCAGCGAATACAGCCGCCCGTCCCTTTCTTCAAACTTTTCCGGAAAGTGCAGACGCCGTGAATACCGCTGCGCCTGCTCCCGCGTCAGCCCCACAAACCGGCCCCTTCTGCTGCCGCACACGATGAAGCGCCCCTGTACAAGGCCGATGCTGCCCAGCGTCCGGTTGTACGGCTTTTCCGCATCCCCTCCGTACACGGCCGCAATCACCGTATTGTCAAAGGGAAACGCTGAAACGGCGCTATTTCTTGATATCACGTGGCCTTTTTTTTGTTCAGTGGACATTAAAATAGCCGTAAGGGCCGCGGGTGTATTCTCCAGGTCCGCCTCATAGGGCGAATACCCCGGCTCTACGATCAAAACTTTCAAATTCGATTCACCCCTCGTTTCAGGCCAATAGAAAAAGGGCCTTTCGGCCCTTTTGATGAATGAAATACATCCCTACAGGATAATGCACTTCAGCTGATTTTCCTTTTTTCGCATTCTTTCAGATATTCATATGCAACATATGCAGGACCGTTGTGCCAGAGCTTCGTTTCGTCA